CTGGGAATTCAAACAAGTCGTAGGCTTCTTTAGTATCGATACCGTTCAGTTCTGCATAAAATGATGTAAAATTTCCGCCTCTGTCTTCAGCATGACATTTCCAACAGCCTGTTTTTAGATCTACTGAAAAAGAATTGTTTTTATCATCATGAAATGGACACAGACCTGTCAAATTATCTCCGGAGATTTTGTATTTTGGGATAATGCGAGAATATTCAGTTTTATAATCGACCAAGTGATCAATGTCCACTTCATCTACACGCATATCAAATCTCCAATCTTTGCTCTACAATCCTTTTTGCCTCTTCTTTTGTATAGTTCTTGTTACTACCCTCAAGTCCAAGTATCCCTGTCATATATTTAATTTCTTCATCCATGCCTTCACTGATTTCTTCATCTACTGTAAGTACAAAGAAAGAACTACACATCTCCATCATCTTTTTACCGGCTTCCATACCAAAGTCTCTCTCAAACTCAACATTGTCATCTAAAAATCTGGTAAAGTATAGATGTGGTGCTATAGGTATTGCACCTGTATGTATGACTCTCTCACAAGCATATTTAGCAAGTTCAATATTTTGCAGTCTCTCCTCTGATGTCTTTGCTCTATATCTTGAGCAAACATACACAAACGGCATCAGTGCAGGATTCTTATTCTCTATATGTCCCTTTTCACACTGGCCTACATATCTCCAAGGTGCATATTTATTCGTTTTTGCTATGGTATCATAAAGCCCAACATCTCCGATTATTGCTGCGACATAATCTATTTGAAATATATCATCTTTCTGAAAAGTTGAATTATTCGAAAAATGGCAAAATGCTTCAGGATCTATAATTTCTCCTACTTGAATACATTCTCTTTGTTTTAAGTAATCAAAACTTCCATATAATGGCTTCATAGTTCCTCCTTTTAATTAAACGGCAGTCCCTCATCGTCTACATCATCAGGTATGTTCATCCACCCGTCCTCATCTATTTTAGGTTTACTTTCTACAGGCTTTGAACTATTACTGTTTGATGATGCAGATTTACTTTCGGCAAATTCAACAGACTCTGCGACCACATCAGTTGTATAAACTGTTTGACCTTCTTTATTTGTATATTTGCCTGTCTGGATTCGTCCTTCAATTACTATCTTCATTCCCTGCCTGAAATATTTTTCAATGAATTCTGCAGTTTTTCCCCAAGCTATTACTCGGGGAAAGTCTGCATCTTGCTGCCCTTCCTGCTTATACTTTCTATCTACCGCTATACTAAAATTCGCACAGCATTTATCATTTGATGTGTACCTTACTTCAGGATCACGAACAAATCTTCCTATAAGTATTACTTTATTCACTCTTTTCCTCCTTTTGCTCCTCTACTGCTTTGAATTGATCCATCTCGCTTAAAGCCTGTTTTAAGAACTCAAGGTCTTTATTATTCTTATGATTTCCTCCGAACTTATCCTTATACCACTTCATCATATCTTTATTCTTTGAACCACCAAGCTGTGTAGCTTTTTCAGTTATTTCATCCTGTATCTTTTTTACTTCTTCCGCTCTTTGTGCCGGAGATTTTACAGGATCTCCATCGTTTGCCCAGTCATATAGTGCTTCACCGGACTTCTCATCAAGCACCTGAATTTTACCCTCAAAAATATGCGTATTGTCTTTTACAGCCTCTGCAAGGTGAGTGTCCTGATCAATCATCCAAGTGACCATGTACTCATACTCAATATCCTTATCCTGTTGTGCTCCAACACCAACCTTTCGTGGAGCCATCTTTCCACGGCTGTTTGCTTCAAGTACATATTCATCCTTACCCCTTGCTGTCACTATAATGTGTGCCGGTGCAAGTAGGATTTTCTCAATAATCTTCTTATTTTCTTTTTTATACTTTCCCCACGCCTGAAATGTATTATCTCCCTTTGTGGTAACCTGTACCTGGTCCTGCACCCAGTTCCACAGGTGCGTCATAGAATCTATAATAATGACCTTGTATTCTGCATCTAAGAATGCATCTATAGCAGCAATGTAATAATCAGGACTGTACTCTTCAAGACTGATAAGATCATAGTCAAACTCATTGGCATAGAGCTTGTCTCTCATCCCCTCCGTGCCTATGTATCCTATCTTTGTTCCTTCACCTACCCTGCCTGCAATCCCTGTTGCCAGCCTAAGTGCTGAGTAAGATTTACCACTTCCTGAAGGTCCGCTGACTAATACCTTGACACAAATTTGTTCTTTCTTCGCTTTACTGATTTTAAAATTAATTTTTGCCATTCTTATTTCTCCTCCACTTCTTCAAAGGTCTCTCCTTTATCCTCCAAGCTGTCTATATAAGCCTCCATTGGAGATTTCTCTTTATAATACAAGTCGGCAAGGATTCTCTTGCATTGTGCTGCAAATTCTATTGCCACCACACCCATGTTAACAGCTGAATTGTAGAGTGAAATAACGGTAATTAGCACATTCTTGTCTTCCTCAGGAAGTAATTTAAGGAACTTATCCATATCCGTTTTTACACTTTTAAAAGCTTCTTGCATGGAGATGTAATGTTCTGCAGATATTCCGTATCCCTCGTGCCTATTTTTAACTTCTGAAAGAACTGTATTTTCCTGTATTTGCTCAAGAGTCCTATTGGCCACTTCCTGCATATTCTCTTTCAGATTATCTTTCCACTCAAAGTAGTTATCCATTAGTTGCTCCCTCCTGACCTGTAATCTTTTCTAAAACCTTTGGGAAAAGGTTTGCATACTCTGTAGTAGAAAAGAAACTTTGTGCTATTGTTTCATTCCCCTCACTGAGTTCTAAATATTTCTTATACATTCGCACAGCATTCTCTAACTTTATAGATTCATCTCGAGCTTTGTCTATAGCTTCATCAACATCACCAATAATTACATTCCTTTGAGCCCATCTCGATTCATATTCAGCCTTTACATCTCTATTGTATTTTTCCAAATCTTCAATACTTTTTAGAGTTGCCCTAACACTACAGTATGTTTCCTCTGTGTATACCTTTTTTTCTGTAATACCATTATTCTGTCGTACATTTCTTTTCTTCACATATTTGTAATTTGAATTTCCGGAGTAGTAATCATAATCTGTTTCAACGCAAGATTTTAGATTATTTACAACCTTTAAAAATTCTTTTGCTTCAGATTCGTCTTCAAATAAAAATCCGGCTACCTGGTGCAGAACCACTTCAGGTTCAGGAATAGATGGCAGTTCTTTGTATATTGGTGTCTCAATTGATAATGGTGCACCTTGATGCATACACTCAAAATCAATCAATTCATCATATTCTTCCTTTGTAAGGTTTATAAGTTCCTCATTTGTATATTCACTAAGTCTTTTCATCAGATTTCCTCCTGTGCTTTCTTTGCTCTACTAAGAGCCTTTGTATTTGCCTTACGCTTTGAAACTTTTAGCTGTGAGTAAACACTTAAGCACTCCGCAAGTCCCTCCGGAAGCTCTCCAGTTTCTTCTACAAGATTATTCATTGCTGAATTAAGTGTCCTTGAATCAACCCTTTCAACAATCAAATCTCCGAATCCTTCTTCACGAAGAACTTCAAAGAAGTCCAAGCCCTTTTCCATAAGCTTATCTTCTCCTATTTTTGAATAAATGGTCTTCTCCTGCAGGCTGTACTTGAAACCGTCTACTGTAGTATCAGGCTTTTCTTCATCTACCATCTGCTGTGCAATTTCCTGCTCAAGTTCATCAAGCTTCTTGTTATTTTCCTTTGTCTGCTCTGCCAGCTCATCCTTTTTATCTAAGAGATCCTTATAAGCTCTTACTTTGTCATCTAATGTTATTACTGTTTCCATATTATTCCTCTCTTTCTTTAGAGCTAATATTATCTACACCGGAAAATATATTTGATTCCGAATTGCCGGTTATAATTTCTCTTAAATACTTATGCGGAACATCACAATTTATTCCATTTATGATTAATTCCTTTTGAGCACTTTGTTTTAATAATTCATATAATGTACTCAATCTTAAATTAGCGGTTTCTTCTTCCTTAAAAACATCCATTAATCCCATATAAATTGTCTCCTTTTAACTTACCCATTTCTTCTTCCTTTCATCCACCCATTTTTGAAAATGGACATTCCCATTGATAATCTTTATAGGTTATAATCTCATTCTTTATTATTTTCTTATCTACAATCTCTACCAATTGATTAAACTGTCCGCCGCACTCAAATCCTAGAATTTTAATATCAATGTTGTATTTTTTTGCAATATCCTGAAGTTTCTCTGCGTTTATTTCCCATGCAAATCTTGCCGGGAATGCTTCCACATGTATATCTGTTTCATCGCTTTCTAGATTTTCAAATTCAATCATAAATTTATCAATGAAAGCTCTCCCCGCCTCTATAATTAAATATTTTCTCTTACATGTAGACATTACATAGGTAGAGGATTTGCCACGAGTAAACTTTATTTTTCCTAAACCTTCAGAAAGTGGAGTCATTGGCTGTATACCTTCTTCCATAAATCTAATTATGTCATTCTTCTTTCCTCTTATCTTCAATTCCCCTTCGCACCAATTTGGCATTTTGAACCTCCTTAATTAAAAATAATTTCTCCACTCATCCACTATCGTCTTTGCCAAGTCCTCTTTTTTAGCAAGTGCTTTCAATATTGTTTCATCCACCGTTCCCTCTGTGATTAGATGAATGTATGTACAGATATTCTTCTGCCCTATACGGTGGATTCTGGCGAGACTCTGTGAGTACGCTGCATAATTAAAATTGACAGAATAATATACACATGTATCTGCAGCAGTTAGTGTGATTCCAAGTCCTGCAGTATCAATCTGTGCAAGGAATACCTTTGTATCTGCGTTTGTCTGAAAGTCTTTTACTATACCGCCTCTATATTCCAGTTTTACATCTCCATATATGGATCCATACTTGATTTTTTTCTTTGCAAGCATTTGACCGATTAAATCAATCTCCGGTCTAAACCTTGCGAAAATCACAAGCTTCTTTCCTGCATCCACCACATAATCATCAATGATTTCTTCTAAAGCATTGAGCTTCCCTTTGCTCACAAGCTCAGCCTTTTCCGATCCGTCTGCTACTAAAAAACCGCCTGTAAATTGTTGAAGCCTAAGAAGTTTAGTGAGCACAGTTGTAACTGTGACCTTTCCACCACCATCCAGCTCTGCGAAACTCTCACGCTTTATCTTGCTATAGATGTTTTTCTCTTTCGGAGTCAAAGTTATTCTTCTCTCAAGGAATGTCTGCTCCGGTAAGTCCAAGGCCTCTTCCTTTGTCACTCTGTAGGCGATTGAATGTTCTTTTTGTATCAACTGGTCAAGGTCCCTGTAGCCAACTATTTGGCGCCTGTTAAATCCTCCCATAATCGCATATCTATTTCTAAACTGATAGAAATTAGTACCGAATATTGTTGGATCTAGGAATCTGTACTGGCTATACAAATCTATAGCATTATTTTGTACCGGAGTTCCTGACAGTATCAGTTTGTATCGTGCCTGGTCTCCAAATTTATGGATTGCCTTTGACTGCTCCGCATCATGAGTCTTTATTCTTTGACTCTCGTCACATATAATCATGTCTGCATCCCAGTTGTATAGCGCCTCAAATATATCTTCTCTCCATGTGCTCTCATAGTTAATCACAGCCACTTTTAATGCTTTAAAAGGGAAGCTGTCCAAGTCAGAAAGTGCCTTGATTCTTTTATCCTTATCTCCTAAAAGAACTTTTACCATTGCCTTAAAATCTGCGTAATCGTCAAACTCTTTAGGCCACACGCTACATACTGATGTAGGTGCTATAATCAGAACTTTTTCTATTTTCTCAAGCTTATAAGCTGTACCCAGTGTGGCTATGGCTGTGAGTGTTTTTCCACATCCCATTTCGAATAGAAATCCGAAACCCTTATTTTGTATGCCCATCTATACTCCCTTTTTTATAGTTTCATATAATGGTCTGCCCAAGTAAGCATCCATACTCTGACTTGCATATGTGACTTTTTTAAGCTTTTTTTCATCAGGACCATATCTTGGATTAAATCCGAATAGATTTACATATCTACCCAAGTCTTCTCTCTCTTCATACATACACCTTGTCACTTCAATAAGCGCTCTACAATCATCTATCGCTCTATGACTATTTTTTACTTTATTAATCAAGTGATACTGAACTATTGCTGATTCTAATCTATGTGGATACTGCCTGCGATCTTTATATACTGTTAAGGTATCAAGATAGTCACAATCATTAAACACCTGCATCCAGCCTTTCCCATATTCCATATTTCTGTAAATTGCATATGCCATAAATTTAAGGTCGAACTGGGCATTGTGTGCTATTAAAAGCGTTTTTCCATTACCCTGTATCATGTCTATAAATTTATTTAATACTACGAACTCATCTTTTCCTTGAGCTGAAAGTGTATCACTTGAAATTCCTGTTAATTCTATGATTTGTTGTGGTAGTTCTTGTACTCTAAAAAGCTTTATAAATTCATCCATCTCCTGCTGTCTACCGGTTTTATCAATACTTATAGCTGCCAGCTCTATTATTTGATCCAGTCTTTCAGGGTGGAACCCTGTTGTTTCTGTATCAAAAAATATAATTTGTTTGTATTTTTCAAATATTTTCTCAAACATTTCCTTTTGATTCTCCTATATTTTTTCATCATTGGAGTTAAGAGAGTACTCTGTATTACCATCTCTTAAATCACAGAACTTTGTTTCATAGTGTATTTCTTTACCCTTATCTATCACCGCTAATAGGTGGAGCAGTTGAGTTCCATCCGGAACATTTATTGTTATTTCCTTCATACGTCTCCTTTGTAATTTCTGTGCAACCCTTTTCATTACAAATGTGGCACATGGCAAAGCTATTCCGTTGCCCCACATCTTATATTTGGCTGAATCACTTTCAGGATTTTGCAGCCACTTTCTAATTTGATTGTCAGTCTTTTCCTTTTTCTTTTCTCCAAGTGCTTCTGCATGTTCCTTGAATATCATTCTCCAGTACAGGATATCGTCCTCCGTAGGCTCTGCTATGGCAAGATTGTCAGTCCAACCATCCGGAAATCCTTGAAGTCTTCCGCACTCTGTCGGTGTCAGCCTGCGTACTATGTAATCATTTATAATCGTCTGCTGGTTGTCTCCCGGCTTTGCTCTGATCGTACCTGCCTTCCCATCTTCATAGTAATGTCCACCAACTCTGGAAACTGTCCCGGGCTCAAAAGCCACAACTAAATCTGTAGCATCCTTAAAGTCCCTTTGCTTAATTGAAGAGGCCTTACCCGAAGGCTTGTATTCTCCAAAGCTTTGTATAGCATACGTCTCATATGCGACTGCACGGGGTCCTCTGGCGACAATTGTTTGTGCAATATCTTCTGCAATACCTATGTCATACTTTGCATTCACACCTTGATTGAACGCTGCCCTGTCAATTGAATAAGCAATTGAATGCCTATCAGCTGTAGTTAAGGTATAAGCAGGATCATCTTCTACTCCACA